CTCTTTTCTCGTAGTGGTAGAAACTTCTGTTGTCAGATTTTGCTTCCATTACTGAATTACCTAAAGCCATTTGAACTATTGCATAGTTCTCAGCACCATAGATACGAACCAAGTTCTTTTCAAAAGAACGGTCAAAAATGTTCAAGTTATTCAACAAAGCTCTGTTTGTTGCTGAACTCGCTATACCACTAGGTAATTGTGTAGTTGGGAAAGTGTTAGCCATATTGGGTTATTTTATAATTGTCTTTGTTTATGTCCCATAAATAATTGGTCGAAAAGATTTTTCTCTTCGTCGGCAGCACTGGGACGATAGGTGCCACCTTGTTCTGTGTCTGTGGTAATATTTTTTCTTTGCTTCAACATTTCAAGTCTTGTTTGATTTGCCGTTTGGCTTATCACAGATTGAATTATTTTATCAAAGTTATCAGCAATATACAAGTCTTTCAAAAGCTTATCAGATTGGTACTTACCATCTTGGTAGTATCTCTCTGCATAATAGTCCTGTAAGCTCTCTGCAGCATCTCGGTACTTTGAAGCTTCCTGGCCCGGGATTTCAAACTTACCATTGATACTTAAACTTGCTTTATCGTCCTTCCAATTAAATTGTAAGGCTCCTAAACGATTCTCTACACCATTTAGACTCTCTAGAAATTTCTGCCTTTCTTCTTGGGCTTCTATATCTACTTGAGTGTCATCCTGTTGTGTAGCTCTTTCGTACTGCGGAAATTTAATATCCTCAGACATTCTTTCAAAAAACTCTCGTGCCTCAGATACATCACTTTTGATTTTCTGAGACAACTTTTTTTGTTCTCTTTTGAATTTGGATTCGTCAAACGCAAACTCATCAATAGAATATTTTTCTTCGTACTCAGCCTGTATATCTTCGTTATCAAACTCTGGGTTTTGAAACTTGATATAAGACTTTAATACATCTTCGTCAGGTTTATCCTTAATGTCATCAGCTATCTTCTTATTATAAAGAATCTCTGCTACCTCATTAATCTTTCCTTCAGCTATAAGATTATACAAGACCTCTGATGTTTCATTTTCAAACTTTATCTCTTGAGCTTTTTGAGCCGCTAAGGCTTCATTAAGTTCTTCCCAAGATGAAAACTGACCATCAGTTCTTTGCTTGATAAAATCATCTTCTTCTAAAATCTCTTCCTCATCATCACTACCCAATGGTTGTTCTTCAACAATTTCTTGGGTTAATGGTTGAGCATCTTCAATCTCTTTTAATTGCTCAGCTGACAATGTTTTAGCAAACTCTTGAAGAGGGTCTAAATCCTCAGTTAAAGTTTGTTCTACAGGAGTAATAGTATCATCTGCATTTACTGCTGTAGTTGTATCTACTGGATTCAAAGGAGCTTGTTGCTCTGTTGTTTCTGTTAAAGAACTATTGCTTTGTTGTTGCTCAGCAGCATATTGCTGCATGAAATTTGTGTTTTCCATATTTGTTGTTTAAAGGATTTACTTGTCCGAAAACTAATTAGCACAAATATAAGGTTTTTTGTATTACAAAATATTAAATAAAAAAAAGGCCACCCAGGAATGGGCAGCCCTTTCAGCCATGAAAACACACACAAAGAAAGCTATGTTATTCAGAACCTTGTTCAGGTACTTGAGATTGTTCTTGTTGTTGTGCCTCCTGTTGTTGTGCTTGCTGTTGAGCCATTTGTTCTTGTTGCTTTTGTTGCATTTGTTCCTGAACAGCTGAACCTAAAATAGAATCAGCCATTGCTTTTATTTCATCAGGTAATGGTTGTCCTGTTTTTAAAGACTCCATATACATTGTGGTTGCAAACTTAATTAACTCTAAATCTTTATCAGAATCTCCTTTTGTTTTATTAACAGCCATCTTCCCTTGAGATTCCATTTGAACAAGTTGAGCATCTTGTTGCATCTTCATCTGAGCTGATTGTTGTTGTATTTGGGCGTTCATTTGGCTATTCTTTTGAGCAGCCTCTTCTGCTTCTCTTTTAGCCTTTTTCATGCTTTTAGCTAAATACAATTCAGCTAATTTAACATCATCAATATTCTTAATTTTAAATACCTGCTCGTATGTCAATGCACCTGATTGTAAAGCCTGCATCATTAAATTATTTAACTCTGCCTTCTTTTGGTCATCAGGAAGCATCTCAACCTTTACATCAAATGACATATCTAAAAGGCTTAAATCATAGCCTTCCATTTCTTTATACTTGGCAGCCTTAAACACAACTGAATCCCATAACATCATAGAAACCTTTTCAGTAGTCTCTTCCATTACATTTGTAAAGGCATCATATATATATTCAGTAGCTGAATTAGAACTTTGTATTTGTTGTTGCATTACACCAAGACCAGTCTTAACAGGAACACTTGAACCATCTCTATATTCAGAGATACCCATTTCCTCTCTTAATCTTTCTAGGTTAAAATTGTATTGACTAATCAAGGTATTCAACTGAGCGACATTAACATTGTTAGGTAATTGTTGAATAGGGAATGAGTTTGGTTGGCCATCATCTCCTGTTGAATCCCAAAATACTCTACCTGTTTGGTCGTATATCTTCATTAACTGAAGTGGCTCTACAGCATTGCCGGTACCTAAATCAACATCTCTAAATCCTGAAATGTCTACAGAGAAACCATCTGGCTTCATTAAGGCAATCAGTTGTTGCATCTTCATTCTAATAAGAAGCATTGCTCTAATTGGACCCATAGCCTTTTCAATCATAGATGGTATCAAAGAGCCATTAGAATTAGGACAGTTAACAGAGTAGCTGAACATAGCATCCACACCATTGTTATAAGGTCTAATTGTATTAGATGTCAAATCCCATTCTAACATTATATCAGTATCACACACCCAAACACCATGGTAGATGTTCATTACCTTTGATTCTATAACCTCTCCTGATAATTCTTGACCTGCAGGGGCAGTTGGTTTGCCTTGTTTAGGTATTGCAAGTATATTACCATATTTGTTTTCAGTCTTAACTGTATACTCTACATCAGTAGTCTTCACCTCAAAGTCGAACACCAATACCGAATAGTCGTCGTAGGGCCTAAGTTCAGTATATTTATATGAATCTTTCCAATAAAGATTTTCAGACCTCTTAAGTTCACGAGAAGCCTTTTGTGCCAATTTGAATAAGGTCTCTTCATCTAGATTGTATTTTTTTCTAATTACTGAAATCTTCATTGGTTTTACCTCACCAATATAACCTAGGTCGCTACCATTGTCTGTTTCAAATACACTATATATTAGGTTCTCAGGTTTAACTCTTTTAATTTTAATGTTATGATTGGAGTCAAAATAAACCTTAGTCGCAGCAAAGTTTACATCTATAACATCTCTAAGTAATGTTCTTTTTAAAATACCATAGTCGTTATCATCTAAAATTTTCTTAAGCTTAATCTCAAATAATATTTCCTCAGGTAGTCTATATTCTAAATCAAAGTATAATGCTAAATCATCCTCATCCTCAGGCATAAACTTTTGTGATTCAATCTGCTGACCTATTTCTTGCTCAAGGGCTAGTATTTGGTCCTTGTTCTTCATTCTAAATGTAGCCTCTTGCTTCTCCATTTCTTTAATGGAATAGCTTACATCATCAGTAGCCTTTACAACAGGCTTCTCTCTTCTAGATAAATATGTTCCAAGTAATATCTCTACAAATTTAGGGGCAATCTTAATGGTGCTCCAATCTAGGTTTACATAGGTTTGGTTTCCCTCTACCCTAAGTAAATCCATAAACTCTTTCATAGAGTTTGTACCCATAGAGAACTCTCTATTAGCACGCCATACTCTATAACGCTTACCATAGTATCCGTCTGAATTTCTATCAGCTGAATTAAATATACCCTGTGCAATCTTTAAGCCATAATCCTTGGTCCTTTTTTTGGACGGCTTATCCATGTGCATTTGCAATAACTTGTCTATACTTGAAAACATATTCTTGTGTTTGCTACAAATGTAAGATTTTATTTGGACATTGAACCCCAGTTAAATATCAACTTGTTATACCACTCGTCTTGGATATTGTTATCCTTGACCCACTTAATAAGCATATCAATTCTTTTACCCTTGTCCTTTGGAAGCTTCTTTAGTCCATTATCCCAAAATGGTCTCATTAATTTGTGGTATCTAATCCTCCTATTCTTTAGTTCCTCCTCGCTGAACTTCCTAGGTTTCTTTAATGAGTCATTGGCATTTTTCATTTGGGTAACATCCTGCTTAATCTTTGCCATGTGCATAAACTTCCTAATCATATTCTTTTCGTAATACTCTACAAGCTCCCTGCCCTTATCTAACAAATAATAAAATCCCCTACCATCTCTATTAGCAAGACTAGAATTAATTAAAAAATTAACATCAATACCAATAGTTGTGTGTGGCATTCCTAAATCCTTAAAGTCTTTCTTAACCTTTTCTATGGTAACAAATTCCCTTTCATACATATAAAACAAAATCATCATTCGTTTCATACTTAATTTCTTAGGGATAGGTTTCATAAGTACACTTGATATGTACCCTAAATATATAAGCCACTTTCTTTTTTTAAGCTGAAAGTGCATATTCTTAATGTAGTAGTCTCTCTTCTTTACCTGTGCCTCTAATACCTTTAATCGGTATTTGTATGGGGCTAAAAGAGTTCTTTCTAATTCCTGTGTGTTAATAAATACGGAAGCATTTATTCCGTTACTTTGGCTTTTTATTTTCATTGATAAGCTGTTCTATTAATGGTATTCCTTTTTTCTCAGCCTCCTTGGCCTCGGCCTCATCCATCTTAAGATAGTTGACTCTTAACCAATTAACTGAATCTACCATGTCTTTTAAACTAGATGTCAGCTTTTGAAAACGCTCAAATGTTTTATCATCTCCATTTAGGTCAAGGGTAATACTATTCAGGGATACTGATAGCTCATTAATCTTTCTATTAAGGGCAAAGAATAAGGCATACATGCCATCTTGCTTATACAATAATAATTCTTCCTTGAGTGTTTCTAATTCAGACATATAGTTACTTGTATGGGTTCTTGGTCATTTAAAATATGAATGGAAATTTTATTATTTAAAATACCATCATATATATTATCTAGCTCATTCTCTGTTAATGGTTTGTTAGGGTCTTTTATAATATGATAATAGACAGCATCAGGTGGCTCTATATCCTTGGCTAACCCCTCTACATCATCTATACTTTCTCCAAACATTATTACCTCAAATTCCTTATCAAAGAATAATACAACACCAGAGTTTACCTCTGACTCATAATACAAATCTTTAATAGGATTAATCTTTATTGTAAAGTTTGTTCCATTAGTAATGTTAATTATTAAGGCATTAGTCATGCTCAAATTTAACATACTTTATCGAAGACCCCAAGTATATCTTCCTTCCATATTCTAATAGACCTCTTTTCCTCATTATTAAAATGATATACCATTTCATAGTCAGAAAGCTTATAACATAATACTCTATCTCCAGGTTCTACAAATGCTTCCTCAGGTACTGCTACAATATCAAATATTGTATCTAATGTTTCTTCAAATGGTGAATGTATTACTTTACTTACTGCCTCCTTAGGTATTCTCTTTCCAATGTAGTTTCCATTTAATGGGATAAGGTCTCCTGTTTCTTGGTCAATCTTAGCATAGATTGTCATATCAAAATGTATGGCTAGTATTGTCCATTGTTCAGCTAGGTTTGTTTTAATTACCTGACCTTCGTTAGTCAATACATTATGGTGTACAATAAGTAGGTCTCCAACATTAACTGTTGAGATACCTTCTCCAACACTCATAACCTCACATACTACAGGATTTTGTTCACGGCTATTTTCTCCGTACTTTCTACCAATGTAAAGTCTAATAGATTCTTTACCTGGTATTTTAATTTCATGCGTTTCTTTTTGCTCATTGTACGACTTGACAATGAGTTGTTTTCTTTTGGCTTTCATTCTTTGTGTGTTTACTTTTTAGTCGACTTACCATCCTTACCTTGTCTAGCTCTATTAGCTGATTGGCTTTCTTTAACTAACTTGTTTGACTTGGTATGACTCATATCCTTACCATCTCCATTTCCGTATGTGCCTGCATCTCTATTTGCTTTATTGAGACGAACACGATACCTAACTCTTTCAGGAGAAGAATGGTACTTTGTATTGTAATCATTCTTCTTCTTTCGAGCATCAGGGTTATTACGGAAATAGATTGCTGATTTAGATAATGCCATTATTTTTTATTTTTTTCAAAACCTTTTTTCTTACGAAGAATTGGCTTTTCATATTTAGTACCAACTGCTGCTAATTCACGCTGTCCTTTCAAATAATTATCTGCAAGTGGTCTTCCATTTTCTCCATAACCAGGTTTAACAATATCATCTGGATTCATTTTTACATTAATTGTGTTTTTACCAGGCTCTTGTTTTTTAACCTTTACCTTTACTTTTATTTTTCCCATATTATGATTTTTTATTTTTATTTGCAAATGACCTTGCTGCTGCCGGAGACCCAAATCCCCATGCCTTTAATGCCAAGGCTTTTCTTGTTGGTTCACCATTAGGCTTCTTCATTGGTCCTGCCATGCCTGCAAACCTAGCAGCAAAAGAAACCCTACGAGGATTAGTGCCAGATTTAACTGGTGCCTTTAATTTTCCTCCTGTTTCTTTATTATAAGAGGCTCTACCTTTTGCATTTAATCCTCCTTGAGGATTCTTGCCTTCTTTTCTTTGCCAAGCTCCTGCCATATTATTTAGATTTTGCTTTTATCTTTTTTTCTTGTTTCAACATTTCCTTTGTAGGTTTCTTACCACTACCTGCAGCAG